AACCTATTCAAATGAAATCTATGTGGTAGCAGGAAAGTGGTTGGGAGATATTGTTCTTGCTCCAACAGATAAGAGTAATGAGGAATGTATGATTTATGAAGCTTCGGAAATAGAAGAGTTGCTTGAGGAAGGAAAGCTTGTAAGAGAAAAGAGGTGCCAGAAATGAAAGCACTCTTTGGAAGGAAAGTGTATGATTTAAAGGAGCTTAAGGAGATAACCCAGAAAGCCTTAAAGGAAGGCTACAAGGGTCAGGACTACATTGTAACAAAAGAAGTACTACTTGAGAACGAAGCATTTCAGGAGTTTGCCAGTGATTTTTTAGAAGACCAGCCTTGGATCACTAAAGAAGATGGCGGGGTAAATGAGAAAGGCGAGATTCGGTGCATACGGGTTATAAGTAAAGACAGCGGTGAGAAAATCCTAGTAAACAGTGAAGGGTATGATTACCCCAGATATACGGCAATTGAAAATAACTAAATGGCGGGCCATAGAGCCTGCTTTTTAGATGAAATATATTTGTATAAATAACTTGCTATTTCCTGCGTTTAGAGCCATATATGTAAGTACCAAAAATACAGGAGGTAGTGATATGGAACGAAAAGAAATCGTTAAAAGATTAAGTGAGCATCTAGGTGTAAAGTCAAAATACTTAGGACCACCAAATTTTGAATATGAAATTAAAACAGAAGATGAAACCTACATTATTGACAGGTATGGAGTCATTACAACAAGGGAAGGGAGGAGGATGACTTTGGATGAAATATTAAACCCCTCAGAATCTGCGGTTGAGGAACCTGAAGAGGTAGAGGTAATTGCCAATGAAGAAGAGACTCTTCCCTTTGATGGATTAGAATTAAAACTTCCCCTAGGAAACCATACAGGAAGGACTCTACAAAATCTGATAAACATGATATCGAGTAAGCAGCATTTAATCATGATGGCCTTTGAAACTACAGAGTTATTTATGGATGAAAGCTTTGCTAAGGATTTAAGTGAAAAAGAAATAAATACCCTAGAAGATTTTAAAGCAGCGTTTGATGAATTAGAAGAAGAAAGATGCTCTGGACTAACCTTTGATTTTGAGGAAGGAACCTTTACTATAAAACTAGCTACAGATAAACTAACACCTGAGAAAATATCTGCCTTCCAGCATTTGATGGCTCTTATAAACGAAAGTGCAAGAAAGCTAATGCGAGCATCCTTTAAACCATCCCAAGATGATAATCCTAAATATGCTTTTAGAACTTGGCTTATTAGACTTGGGATGAACGGAAAGGAGTATAAGGCCATAAGAAAGACACTTCTTTCAAACCTTGAGGGAAGTGGTGCCTTTAGAAAAGTGCCAGAGGATAGGGAGGAAGAGATTAATGGATAAATTTTTTACGCAAGAACACTGTGATCGATGCGGAGGAAGTTTAAAAGGCGGAAGGATCATGTCCATGTACAACACCGATTGCATTTGCATGGATTGTAAGAAAAAAGAGATAAAGCGAAACGATTATGAGAAGGCAGTAAAAGCGGAGCATGAGGAGATTAAGAAGGGCAATTACAATTATAAAGGGATTGAAGGAAAATAATTTATCTGCATATTTTAGACGTAATTTTATGCAGAAAAGCCCTCCTATATGCAGATAAAAAATAAAATTCTATTATTATACCCCACAAAATTATTGTTAATAATGCATGGGTGGGGTATAATGAAATTATAGGAGGTGGCGAATTGAGCTTATTAAGTGAGATGATATTAGAGGAATCTCGGAGGAATCTTCTTATGCAACGGGAATATCAAAATAAGATTGAGCAGCTACCAAAAGGGACAATAGTCAGAAAAAAAGTTGGTAACCATGAATACTATTATTTGAAATATCGTAATGGAAAAAAGACCGTTACTGACTATATAGGCCGTGACCAGAATAAAGTTGATGAGATAAGAACCCAAGTTGAAAAGAGAAAACATTTTGAAAAAATGCTTGCAGAACTTAAAGAAGAAAATAAATTAATAGGTAATATAATAGGAGGGGGACTATGATAGTATATCATGGTAGTGATGTTGTTGTTAAAAGACCTATTTTATTAAAACCAAAACGAACATTAGATTTTGGACCAGGCTTTTACACAACGACTAATAAAGAGCAGGCTATAAGTTTTGCTCGAAAAGTTATGATTAGAAATGATAGCCAAACAGAAGCTGTTAGTATGTATGAGATTGATTTTGAGGAAATGGAGCGTAGATTCGATGTACTTAAATTTAATTCTCCAGATGAAGAATGGTTAGATTTTGTATTTGCCAATAGACAAGGAATCTATAATGGAAAACAATATGACGTGGTTTATGGAGCCGTGGCAGATGATACAATATATCGAGTCTTTGGATTATATGAAGCAGGCTTATTAACTAAAGATGAAACTCTTAAAAGACTAAAAATTCGTGAATTGTACAATCAGGTGACGTTTTGTACAGAAAGAGCATTATCATATTTGAGATATATTGGGGAATTAGATATCGATAAGGAGGAGCAGTGATGAATGAATTAAAAGAATTTCAAGCTGTTTTGCAAATTATAGTCTCCCGTTTAGTTCAAATGATTGCTAAGGAGATGAATATCTCAGATAAGGAAGCATTAAGTAGACTTTATATATCTAAGCTTTATGAAAAACTAGAGAAAGAAGAAACAAAGGTTTGGCATTTAAGTGTGCCTACTTTATACAGCCTATTTGTCGAAGAAAAAGAAACAGGAAAAATTTCATTTCCAGAGGAGGCATAACGATGGATGAAAAAATAGATTTTCTAGTTTACTGCATAGAAAATTATAAGAATGTAAAAGGCCTTAAAGGAAAAGAGGCCATAGAACTATTTAACAGATACCGTGTGCTAGACTATATAAATGCAAGTTATGAAGCACTTCACACTACTGGAAAAGAGTATATTATAGATGATCTTGATATTTACATTAATGCAAGAAAACAGGTAGATTCGGGAGTAATGCATTAAAAAATAATATGACTATTTTAAGGAGCTTTCAAAATTGAGAGTTCCTTTTTTCATGCAATAAAACGGGAGGTGAAAGCGAATGGCAGGTAGAGGTAGACCGCCAAAACCGACAGCTATAAAAGAGCTTGAAGGTAATCCTGGCAAAAGACCATTAAATAAAAACGAACCAAAACCAAAGAAAATAGCACCAAAATGTCCATCATGGTTACTTCCTGATGCAAAGAAGGAATGGCGCAGGCTATCTAAGGAACTAGAAGCCATGGGACTGCTTACTGGGGTGGATATGGCTGCCTTCGCTGGATACTGCCAAGCCTATGCAAGATGGAAGGAAGCAGAGGAGTTTATTTCAAAGCACGGTTCTATTTTAAAAACCGCTTCAGGATATATTCAGCAAATTCCTCAAGTATCCATTGCTCAGCAAAATCTAAAACAAATGAGAAACTTCTGCTCTGAATTAGGCCTTACTCCATCGGCTAGAAGTAGACTCAATATCACGAATGAAGGTGGAGTTATAGAAGGAGATGCCATGGAAGAACTATTAGCCGGAGTTCCAAAGGCAGAAGACATTATGGATTTAGATTCAAAGGATTAAAGGAAGGAGGAGATAGCCATGCCATTTAGCGAGGCTCATGCGAACCATGCCATCAACTTTATACAGCAGTTAAAGCTTACAAAAGGAAAATGGGCAGGGAAACCCTTTATCCTCTTACCTTGGGAGAGAGATTTAGTAAGCAGACTATTTGGCACTTTAAGAGAGGATGGAACAAGACAGTACCGAACCGCCTATGTGGAGATAGGAAAGAAAAATGGGAAGTCAGAACTTGGAGCTGCAATTGCCCTGTACATGCTTTTAGCCGATGGTGAACCCAATGCGGAAGTTTATGTAGCAGCCTGTGACAGGCAGCAGGCCAGTATTATTTTTAATACCAGTATGAACTTTGTTGAAGGAAATAGAACATTATCGAAAGTAACCAATACCATCCGATCAACAAAGAGAATTGTATATCCTAAAACAGGAAGCTTCTATCAAGTACTAAGCTCCGATGTAAAAAGTAAATCTGGTATTAATGCCTCCTGTGTTATCTTAGATGAGATATGGACCTATCCAAATCCGGACCTTGCTAAGATGCTTACAACCGGTTCTGGTGATGCTAGAACTCAGCCCTTATTTTTATATCTAACAACAGCAGGAAATAAACTCTCCGGCTATGGGTGGGAAATGCACTGCAAGGCAAAAGATATTTTAGAAGGTAGAAAAGTGGATCCGACCTTTTTATCCATCATCTATGGACTTGAAGATGATGCAGATATTGAAGATGAAAATAACTGGTATAAGGCCAATCCTAGTCTTGGCCATACCATTTCTATAGATAGAGTGAGAGAACATTATAATCAGGTAAAGGATGATCCGGCAGATTTAGCTTTGTTTAAACAACTAAGATTAAATATGTGGTTAAAGCAAGAAATCAAATGGATGCCTATGGATAAGTGGGATTTATGTAACTTTAATGTAGATCCAGAAGAACTAAAGGGTAGGGTATGCTACGGAGGACTGGACCTTTCCTCTACCAGTGATATCACTGCCTTTGTTTTAGTTTTTCCACCGGAGGATGAAGAAGATAAATATCAGGTACTTCCATTCTTTTGGCTTCCTGAAGAAACCCTACCTCAAAGGGTGAAAAGGGATTCTGTTCCCTATGATATTTGGAACCGACAAGGGCTTCTTAATTTGACAGAAGGAAATGTGGTCCACACCATAAGACCTTGGTTAGTTCGAATCGAGCAGGCCATGAATAGAAAGCTATTTAAGGAAAGTGAAAAAGGAAACTACTTTGTATCTTTTAATGCTTCAGCACTTATGAGAGGAGATTACAAATCCCGTATGGATGGCTATTCCATTGGCATTCAAAATGGCTTCTTCTCTGTTAATGATGTAAGGCGCATGGAAAACCTAGATCCTATTTCAGCAGAGGAAGGTGGAGATTTATATTTAACTAATGGAAACATGCTACCGCTTAAAATGGCAGGAGCTTATGCTAAGAAAGCACTAAAAGAAAGTGAAAGCTCAGAAGGAGAGGTAGAAGAAAACTGATTGTTGACAAAATGTTGATTAAATTGTGGATAAGTACAAAAAGAATATTTAAGTTGTGGAGCATCTCAAAGAATGAGGTGTTTTTTTAATGCTTAAAAAGGAGGTTTAGTAGATGGATAAGTTTTGGCGCTTCGTAGTCAACGAAGTAGATGAAAGATCTGTAAGAACCCTTTATTTAGAAGGGTACATTGCAGAAGACTCCTGGTTTGATGATGACATTACTCCAAAACAATTTAAATCTGATCTATATGGTAATGGCCTTTCTGATGACATTATCGTAAAGATTCATTCGCCAGGTGGAGACTGTTTTGCTGCAGCTCAGATTTATAACATGCTAAAGGAGTATCCAGGAAAGGTAAGTGTTCATGTAGATGGGTTAGCAGCTAGTGCTGCTTCAGTTATTGCCATGGCAGGTGATGAGGTGTGTGTATCTCCTTTATCTGTGATCATGATCCATAACCCAGCCATGTTAGTAGCTGGTGAGGTAGCAGATCTTCAGGTTGGAATTAATCTTTTAAGTGAAGTAAAGGAAAGTATCATCAATGCTTACCAATCAAAGACGGGTCTTTCAAGAGCAAAGATTGCCCATATGATGGATGCAGAAACCTGGATGAGTGCACATAAGGCTATTGAGCTTAAGTTTGCAGACAAAATTCTTTACGAGGAAGAGAAGGTAGAGGATGAAAGTGGAGGCTTTATCTTTGATAAGCTTACGGTTACCAATACCCTGCTTCACAAGCTTCCAAATATCAGAAATAAAAGGCAACAGGCTGTGGCTAATTTGGGGAAAGAAACACACCAAAAACAAGTAACAGAAAACCAAATACCAGTAAACCAGCTTCAAAGAAGACTGGAACTAATAAAAAATTGGAGGTAATAAGTATGAGTAGAATTCAAGAATTAAGAGAAAAAAGAGCAACAGTGTGGGAGCAGGCTAAGAAATTTTTAGATGAACATCGCCAAGAAAATGGCCTTATTTCACCGGAAGATAACGCAGTATATGAAAAGATGGAACAAGAAGTAATTGACCTTGGAAAAGAAGTAGAAAGGCTAGAAAGACAAGAAATGCTAGATAGAGAATTATCTGCAGCTATTTCAAAACCTTTAACTACTCGTCCAGAAAAACAAGCTGAAGCAAAGAAAGGTAGAGCTTCCGATGAGTATAAAAAGGCCTTCTGGGGAGCCATGAGAAACAGAGTAAATCCTTCTGTTGAAAATGCCCTACACATTGGAGAGGATACAGAGGGTGGATACTTAGTTCCTGATGAGTATGAACAGCAATTGATTCAGGCTCTAGAAGAGGTTAATGTTTTAAGAAAGATTTGTAATGTGATCAACACAAGCTATGGAGATAGAAAAATTCCAGTAGTTGCAAGCCATGGAAGTGCAACCTGGATGGATGAGGAAAGTGCATTTACTGAAAGCGATGAAACATTTACTCAAGTAACACTATCTGCATATAAAGTAGGAACCATTTTAAAGGTATCTGATGAACTATTAAATGATGCCTTTTTTAATTTAGAAAGATATATTGCAGCTGAGTTTGCTAGAAGAATTGGAGTAGCTGAAGAAGAAGCATTCCTTTTAGGAAACGGTAGCAGTAAACCAACAGGACTTTTAAATACAACCGGTGGAGCAGAAATTGGTGTTACTGCTGCAAGCCCAACAGCTATTACGATGGATGAGGTAATTGATCTATACCATAGCCTTAAGGCACCATATAGAAAAAATGCTTCCTTTGTAATTAATGATGGAACTATTAAAGCCATTAGGAAGCTGAAGGATGGCCAAGGTCAATATTTATGGCAACCATCAGTAACCGTTGGAACACCAGATACTATTCTAAATCGTCCAGTAATCACATCGCAATTTATGCCAACAACAGGAGCTGGAGCAAAGACCATTCTATTTGGTGACTTTAGTTACTATTGGATTGCCGATAGACAAGGCAGGACCTTTAAGAGACTCAATGAGCTTTACGCAGCTAATGGTCAAGTAGGGTTCTTGGCTTCTCAAAGACTAGATGGAAAGTTAATTCTTCCAGAAGCAGTGAAGGCTCTTCAACAAAAGGCATAATGAAAGTTTAGGCAGTCATAATGGCTGCCTATCTTACTTTAATTAGGGAGGTTAAAACCATGTCATATAACACAAAGAATTACACTGAACAGGGTGGAGATAGAACGGTAATTGGTGGAGAACTAAATATCACAACAGGAGGAAAGCTTAACTTTGATGATGTAGAAGTTACTCCGGCAGCTTATCAGGCAGACAGTGTTGCTGCAGATATAGAAGGACTTGTAGCAGATTTTAATGCCTTGCTTTCTAAACTAAGAACTTCAGGGTTAATGAGAAGTGAGTAATATGAGCACTTTACTTGATAAAGTTAAAGCCAATCTCATCTTAAGCCATGATGAAGATAATACCCTCATAGAAGACTATATAGCGGCAGCCATTTCTTATGCAGAGAGTTTTCAACATTTATCCGTAGGCTATTACAGTGAAAATCCAATGTCACCGGCTACAGAGCAGGGAGTTATTATGCTAGCCTCTCATTTTTATGAGAGTAGAGATGGCTCTACCGGTGGCTACTTTAGTGATAATGTTGGAGCTTCAAAACAGGTATGGGATACTGTACATCTTCTTCTTCGTATGGGGAAGGAGTGGAAGGTCTAAGGAGGTAAGCCATGAAGAAAGATAAGAAAAAGTATCTTAGAAGGCAGAAGCGTTGCTATAAAAAAGGAAGGCTTAAAAATAGAAAGAGAAGTTCAAAAAAGAGGAAAATGTATGATGATTTAATAGAGTCAGGTGATACTAATGAGCTTTGGAAAGATGAATACCTTTATAGATATTATCGATAGAGTGTCCGAAAAGGATAGTGAAGGTTTTACTAATGAAACTGATAAAGTTGTGGCTAGCACTAGAGCTTACAAGGAAGAAAGACATGGATCTAAAAAATGGGCCAACATGGCAGCCTTTACTTCAGCCAATGCCCTATTTACATTTAGAAAAATACCGGGAATTGAAATTACACCGGGAATGGAGATTACTTGCGATACTGGAAGATATGAAATTATTAGTGTTGAGCATGTAAGAGGAATGTATATAGAAGTAGCGGCTGAAAAGATGGAAGCATCGAAAGCCTAAGGGAGGTGGCAATTTGGCAAGAGCATCCTTTAAAATGCCTGACGATTTTTTAATTAAGGTATCAACCTTGGCTGATAAAACCGATGAAATCATCCCTAAGGTTTTAAAAGAAGGGGGAGAAGTTGTAGCAGCAAAGGTGAAATCTAATCTTCAAGCTGTGATTGGTAAAGAGACTAAATATGATTCTAGGTCCACCGGAGA